GCCCTGCATGATCTGCTGTACGCGGACGATGACCACGGTTATCCGGGGTTGCAAGGCACGTTGTACGAGTGGATGCGCAGTCTGAAAATCAATCTGCCCGAGTCCACGCCACTGTCGGACATGGTTCACCGTATCGCCAATCATCCGAAACTCATGGAGCATTCCAGCACCCCCGTGTACGCGGAACTGGTGCACAGTCTGACACGCAAGCTGCGTCGTTTTCTCACGGACGATGACGGGGAAACCGTATTGTACGGGCCATGCCCCGCCGACAAGTGCTTGGGCCAGCTCTCCTGCTACGCGGACGCGGAGACGGCGAAATGCCCGAAATGCGGTTTCAGTATGCCGGTAGCCCTCATCAGGGCGGAACGGGTGAAACGTCTCCTCCAATCGGAGGCGGTGAGAACCCGCGGCGAACTGTTGGACATCATCAAGGCGTGCGGAATGCGCGTGAACCGCAGCACTTTGCGTAGTTGGATACATCGAGGCCAGTTGCCCCAGCAGGGCGAGGATGCGTACAGCAATCCGCTTTACCGGTTCAGTGACTTCTACCGTCTCGCGTCCGGCCTGTCGGAGGACGCGGACGTGTGGGAGATCATGCAGGTTTCGCAAAACCAATCCAAGGAAGGAGACGACAAGTGAGCAATCAGATTCAACCATTCGACTTCAACGGCATTCAGGTGCGTGTCCTAACCGACGAACACGGCAACCCGTGGTTCCTTGGAGCGGACGTATGCGCCATTCTCGGTACGGCCACCAACCATATTCGGGAATACCTCGATGCCGATGAAATCACCAATATCCGTAGTACGGATATTGCTCAGAACGGCGGCAAGGCACCCGTTTTCGTGTCCGAGTCCGGCTTGTACTCCCTCGTGTTACGCAACCGCAAGCCCGAGGCTCGCGAGTTCAAACGCTGGGTGACGCATGAGGTGCTGCCATCGATTCGCAGGCATGGTGCGTACATGACCGAATCGACTTTGGAAAAGGCAGTCACCGAACCCGACTTCCTTATCCGGCTTGCCACGCAAATCAAACAGGAGCGGGCGGAAAAGGAGAAGGCCCAAGCACAGGTCGAACGGATGCGTCCCAAAGCGTTGTTCGCTGACGCTGTGGAAACCTCGAAGACCAGCATCCTTGTGGGCGACTTGGCGAAAGTCCTGAAAGGCAATGGCGTGGATATTGGCGGCACTCGCTTGTTCGCGTGGCTGAGGGACAACGGATGGCTGATGAAAACCGGCAGCTCTCGCAACATGCCCACGCAGAAATCTATGGAATTGGGCTTGTTCGAGATCAAGGAAACCACCGTGGTTCACTCGGACGGTCACACGACCATCAACAAGACGCCGAAAGTCACGGGCAAAGGTCAGACGTTCTTCGTCAACAAGTTCCTCGGACACAGGGAGATTACTCAATGAGCATCAATCTTGGTACCACGGAAGTGGAATTGAGCTTGTACTCCAAGGCGCTTCAACTAGCCACGTTCACCGTGGAAGTCCCGGTGGTGGGCGAACTGGAACCGGACAGCGTGTGCATAGGCGACGACATGCAGCCACGCGCGCACGTGACAGTGACGCTGCCGCCCGACGGTTCCGTCGAAAAGGCCGTTAAAGCCGGGGTTTATGCGTTCCAGAAGGCGTTCAACGAGTCGATGGAATCGAGGAACGTATGAACTGGCTGAAGCGACTGCTGCACTTGGAGGAGCCGGAACCTAAGCTACCGGTGTTGGAGCCATGCCCTATCTGCGGACGCACACCCAAGCCGAAGTATGTATACGACGACATCCTTACCCGCTACTACTGTCAGGAAGACTCCGTGTGGCTGCTCTCGGAGTGGTGCGATCATTCCGCGAGTATCTTCTCGTTTGCCCCGTTTGAGGGCAAGGACGTTCCGAAGTGGAATACCGGTTGCAGACTGTTAAGGACAATTGCTGCCGTGCCAGTTCCCGAATGCCCTGTCTGCGGGGAGAAACCCACCGTGCAACCGGATACCGAGTCGGATATTCCCCAGCTTGTCTGCTCATGCAACGAACTGTTGGGCAACGATGGGATAACCAACGTCTATCAGCGCAAACACGAGTGGATACGTCGTTGCGTGGCGTTGAAACGCAAGCAGGACAACGTGAGTGAAATGGAACAACTGATCGGAGAAACACAATGAACGGACATTATTCGGTTATCACGAATTTCGGCTGTCATTGGACATGCCCTTACTGCATCGTCAGGGAAACCGGATTGAACGTGCCGGTGACAGACATGCAGGCCACGCTGCGGACCATCAGCCGTGAAAGCGAACGCCACCCCATGAGGTTCCTGAGCTTCAGCGGCGGCGGAGACCCCCTGTTCCCCATGCGCGAGCCGGAAGCATCGAAACGTGTCGCCTTCTACCGGGAGGCGATACACAGGGCCGGAGACTGGCTCACGGAAACCGAGATGCACACCAGCTACTTCCAATGCGGACGCAACGTGGCTCAGGTCATGCAGCAGATCAGGTTCAGCCGCGTAGTGTATCACATGCGGCCCACGAGCTTGTCCGATGACGTGGCGTTGGCATTGCCCCGCAAATGGTTCGACCGTCAGAAGGTGCGTGTCGTGTACGTGGTCACCCCCGATTTCACGCCGGAGCGTATCGACCGGATAGCCGATCTCGTGGCCGGCAACCACGTAGTCGATGAACTGTCGTTCAGGCAGATGGTCAACCCCGACAACACCATTGACCACACGTGCGAGGAGTATCTGAAGGCCGGTCATCAAAACCGCTGGTGGTACATCCAACAGGATGATTACAACACGTACGTCGTGAACGACCGGCTTTACACACGATTCAGCGATATCGGCAAGGAGGACCACAAGTGAGCAAGAAGAAGATTCGCGTCGATTGGGAGGACTTGAAGCCCGGCGATCTGATTCATGTCAAAGGCAGCACGAACACGTACAAGTTCAAGTCCCGTATTGATTGGAATGACATGATTAAGGTCGAGGGAGGCGGAGTTGGTGTTTCCGCCACGTGGAAGCTGGGAGTCGAAAAGGAACCGGCTTCAATGTTTCTCGTTGTCTATGAGGAGGATTTCGATTACGCCACCCGTCCCGCACCAAGGAAACCGCGTATTGAAGAACCGGTTTCGCCCGGCGAATACTGGGCGCGTATCCAGACTGGCGAGGGAGAGACGTGGGCGCAAATCATCAAAGCCTATTCCAATAGCTACGTTTTGCTGTACGGCGACAACGATAATCGCGTATATCAGGTCAGTGGGCATTCGGGCTTACGCGGGTACTCGTGGATGACCTGGGGGGAATTGTTGGAGGCCAATAAGCGGACTCCGATTCTGGAATTGTTGTCTGCCGAGGAATACTACACGAGGAAAGCCAAGGGCCAGTTATGAGAATGCTCATTGAAGCCGATCAACTGTGTCCGCGATTCATGGGAAAAACCCTGACGGTGAATCACGAGGGCAATCAGTTGAAGGGGACGCTCACCAATCTGCGTGTGGACGCACACCCGTGGGAAGCGAAAACCGTGCTGGACATAATCACCGGATACGAACAAACCATCGAAGCCACGTTGAGTGGAAGCCTGACCATCCGCCTGCACGCTACCGACAAAATCACCGTGGAGGACGCATGAGCCAGCCGATTCACCCCGGTCAGCTCAAAACCGTGAACAACAAGTTGGCGGAACTGGGCAAGACAATGGTCTACCAGCCTGACATGTTCCGCAGCCGCCCTGATCTTCAACAAGGCATAATCGACTGCTGCAAAGCGTATGCCAGCTACATGACCGTACACATGCTGACCGCCTCGATACATTTAGCCACGATGACGCCCGCATTGGCGGAACAGCTGCACCATGCACGCAACAAAGCAAAAGGTTTGGGAGAAGACCAATGAGACACATATTCATCATCGACGGCGGCAATGCCGCCGAAGAGTTTCCCTTCGGGTCGATGTTGTACAGTTTTTCGTCCACGAATGGCGACCATGTGAACATTCAAGTGTGCAGACGCTGCAAGATGGACCCATGCCGCTGCACGATGGCCGGTGAGAAACTGCTGCGCACGATCAAACGTAAGCCAGTCCCCTATTGTTCGGAAACCATGCTGGAGAACCTAAGGAAACAAGATACCCACCAGCTTCACTGACGCACGGAATGGTGATACTATCCGCGCCTCGGTCAAGGCCGTGGCGGGTTGGTTTGACCTATGAGAATGCCGCCCTAGTGTGCTTCATTGAGAGGCAGTGGCGGCTTCTAACAGTCTCAATATATAAAAACCCGTGGAACGACTCTATTCCGAGTGTTCCACGGGTTTTCTTGTATAATCGGGCCCACATTTATGGTTATCAGTTATCAGCATCGCCATTCTATAACAGATAACCGATTATCTGTTAATGTCTTAACGATTCCGCCATGAATTGTTCATACTAAGATTCACTGAATCTTAATGCATGGCTCCGCAGCCACAATAGGTTCATTGTGCCTCGTACCGGCTCGGCACTGGCGTCGGGTTGCCCCACTCGTCCGTTGATTCAGAGGTCAGCTCCCACAAGCGCTCAACATCGAGCTCACCCGCCTGGAACAGCGTGTCCGCGTAATCTCGGAGTTCGTTCACGTCGCTTGCGGATAGTCCGGCGCGGCCGCAAGCCTCCATCACGTCGTTCAGCATGGCCGTATCGTCCTTATGGTCACGATACCACGCGATGATATGCTCGAAATAGTCGATCGGAAGCTCTGAAGCGTTCGGGTTCACCTCGAAATCTGACCTCATGGCCGCGTACAAGTTTCGACCCAGCTCCTTGAGTTCCCTGACGTTCTGAGAAACGTGAGTAGGCATGATATTCCTCCTGAAAAAAATGTTAGGGCGTGACGTTTGCCATGCTCTCTTGTGTTTTGGTTTTTGCTAATTCCCAGAAGGCCACAAGTCCTATGGCCTTCAGTGTATCAAGGTTTTTGAGTATTCCTTGCATAGGTCGGCGGCGAACTTGGCGAGGTTATCCGGGTTAAGTTCATAGTTTTGCCCAGTCTCCCCCGCTTCGTCGTAGTATTTCCAAACCTCGTGCAAGGCTTTCTCCATACGTTCAACGTCCATT